AGATATACTGGAGCGTTTAATCCTCCTGCAGGTATTCATCAAGGTGATGTTGATACTAAGGTATTATTACACTTTGATAGTTCTGATGGAGATAAGTTTGTTGATGATTGGTCTGGTGGAGAGTCATTTAGTAATACAGAATACTTCAATAATGATCCTATTGTAGCTTCTAGACGTTATATTGGTAAGCATACTTATACTGGTGGTACTGTAAATGGTGCTGTTATCATTCAACAAGGTATAATTGAAAAAGATGTAACTGATGCTACTTACAATGGTTTAACAGGAGATTTAGTATTAACTATAGGATCTCATAGTTACACAACATCAAATACTGTTAAGATTGCTCCTAATTCATTAACATTTACTTGTGAAATGGATAATAATGCTACTCAGCATACTTATCCACGTATAACTGACCCTGTATATGATACTGCAATTGCAATTACTGCAGTAACTGCTACTACAATTACAGTTAATGTTGGTGTAGCAATTCAACAAGGATTTGCTAAGAATAGCCACAGATACAATAATGCTGGACAATTAATTCTTAAGAACTTAGAATTTATTGCGAAAGAAGTTGTATACATGATTAATCAGAAGTTCCCTAACTTTACTGTTATTGGTGGAGATGTTAATTGTGAAGATGATGTTAAAGATATCTGCAGATCGATTGTAGCAGATATGCGTAATGGTGGTAATAATAAGACTTGGCTTGCTGTTTCATACTATATTGATAGAACTGATACAGCAAACGTAAAACTACTTAATATTGAAACAGAAGTCAGAGAAACTATTTGGGCTTATAATAAACTTGACCAAATGTTAGAGTTTATTGTTACTAATAGTGAGTGGAAACCAGTTGGTGATCATGGATTAAAACAATTTACTGATACAACTATTACTGATTCTACTACAACGTCATTCACTTATAAGACACCTACTGGTGCAACTTATGATGCAGACACTGGAGATCTAACACTTACTGATGTAGCTCATGGATTAGTTGGTAGAAGAGCAGTAACAGTACAAGCTGGTACAACATATAATGCTGAAACTGGAATTCTTTCTATAACATCTGCAAGTCACTTATTCCAGAATGGTGACAAGGTAATGATTGAGAAAGAGTCATTGACCTTTACTTGTGATATGGATGGTCATAAGACTGAGCATAAGTATCCAAGAGCATCAGATCCAGCACTTGCTGGATGGTTAACTGTTTCTAATTCACAAACAAATAGTTTTGATCTTGATGTTGGTAAATCACCTTTATTAGTCTTCAATCCTACTGGTGGATCTTATGATGCATCTACTGGTCATATGAAGTTACAGATAGGTGATAATATATTAACTCCAGGAACTAACGTTAAGATTGCACCTAATTCAATTTACTTCAGATGTACAAGTGATGGATTGCAAGCTGTTAAGAAGTATCCTAGAACTACCGATCCTATTGCAGGTAAGCCTACTCCAATTGCATATGATGGTGAACAACTAAGTGCATCATTTGCTAACTATACACCTACAACAGGTGTAATGAAGATTACTGCTGGTAAGACATTCACTCCTCTTGATGCAACATATAATGCTGTTAATGGAATGATGAATTTAACCATCCCCGATCATGGAATGGTTGCTGGTGACACTGTAAGATTAGAAGATGGTGCTATAACATTCACATGTGCTATGGATGATCATTATAGTACTCATACTTATCCTAGAACTACTGATCCTAAGAGAGGACTTCAGTTATCTATTACTAATGTTCAGCCTCATTCATTCTCTGTTAATGTTGGTATTTCACCTAAAGTTCAATTAACACCTAATAATGGTATCTACAATCCAACAACAGGTATGATGACGTTGGAATTCGCAACTGCTCATGGATTGACTGCTGGTACAAGTATTAAGATTGCAAAAGAATCATTAACATTTAGTTGTGGATTTGGTGGTGCTAGTGGCGATGCTGCTAAGAAGTCTTACCCAAGATCTACAGACCCATTCTATGATACTGCAGTAAAGATTGAATCAGCTACTACTAATGCTATTACTGTTAAGATTCTAGAGAATGTTCCTTCAACTAACACTGATACCCACACTTGGGTTGGTGCTACTACTGGTTGTATACACACTGGTGGTGATTATGAACATATCTTCCATAGTGCTCTTACTAATGGTGTTGTTGCTAATAAGCATGGACTTCTTAATGGGGATAGAATTAAACTTGCTACTAATTCATTAACATTTAGATGTCAGTTAGATAATCAAGAAACTGAGCATTCATATCCAAGATCAACAGATCCTTATAATGGAAGGTGGTTAGCAGTATCTAATGTAGGTGCTAATACATTTGATGTTAATGTTGGAATTTCTCCTGATACTTCATCACATATATTCAAATCAGCTTATACAAATGGAATTACCAAGAGAGATGGAAGTATAACATTTGATGTTGGTAAGTCACCTAGAGTTGGATATGATGTTGCTGGTGCTACATATGATCCTCTTACTGGTGATATGGTTCTTAATGTTGGAATACACAACCTTTTAGAGAATCAAACAATACAAATTGCGGATAATGGATTATCATTTACATGTTCTATGGATGGTAATGCAACATCTCATAGTTATCCTAGATTAACTGATCCATCTCGTAAGCATGCACTCAATATTACTAATGTTGGTGAGACAAGTAAGACTATAAGTGGAGCAGGTTATACTCCAAGTACAGGAAGAATGACTCTTACTGTTAATGGACATAATCTTAATCCTGCTACAACACATACACCAACTGATGCAGTTTATAACCCTGCTACTGGTGAATTAGAGTTAACTATTGTTGGTCATAGTTTTGATAATGGTGATAGAGTTCTACTTGATGACGATTGCCTAACCTTTACTTGTGGTAAGGATAATCATGGATCGCAACACACATATCCTAGATCAACTGATCCTTCTAGTTTGAAGTGGTTGTCTGTACAGAATGTACATATAGATAGATTTACAGTTAATATTGGTAAATCACAAGATTTAAGTGACCATAGATTTATTTCTGCTACTTCAAGTTGCGTAAAGAGAGCAAAAGATTCAGTTAAGTTTGATGATAATTCAATTACATTTAGATGTGATAAAGATGCACAGGCAACTGACCACACATATCCAAGAGTAAGTGACCCTGTTCATCAGCAGTGGATTCCTGTTACAGAATCACTAGATGCTAATACTATTGTTCTTAATGTTGGTAAGTCTTCTGACACATCAACACATGTATATCAAACTGCAACTTCTGGTGGTTTGAAAGTACAAACTGGATATATTACAGTTAATGTTGGTAAGTCACCTACTGTTTCACATAACCCATCATCAGTGACATATAACCCTGGTACTGGTTCTATGGCAATGAGTATTGGAAATCATTACCTTCGTGGTGGATCTCAGCATACAGCATCAACTGCATCATATGAGGCATCAACAGGTATTATGACTGTTACTGTTGCTAATCATGGATTCTCTGTTGGTGATTATATTAAGTTTGCAGAAAATAGCATTACATTCACATGTACAATGAATGGTAATGCAACTAATAAGCAATATCCAAGATCTACAGACCCATCATTTAATAAGTGGTTGCCAGTTGTAGGAATAACAACTGATACATTTAAAGTCAATGTTGGTGCTTCACCTCTTGTAAAACATGATGTAACAACTGCAACATTCGATCCTGCAACTGGTCTTATTGAAGCAACTATCGGATCTCACTCTCTTGAAGTTGGTGAGCCAATAATGCTTAAAGATTATGGATTCTCATTTAGTTGTGGTCTTGATGGAGATACAGTTTCTAAGTTATATCCTAGAGAAACAGGATTTATACAGAATGCTGGTGTTGCTGACCCTGCATGGAGAACTCCTGTAATAATTACTGCTAAGAGTGCAACAACAATCACATTTAATGTTGGTACTTCATCTGATGTAACTGCCCATAACTGGACTGGTGGTACATCTCAAGACGCAGTAATTTCTGGTGGTGATTATAACCATACATTTGTAACTGCTTCTACTAATGGAGTATACAGAACGAATGAAACCGTAATGATTGGTGAAGAGTCTATGACCTTTACATGCGACTTTAATGGTGATGGAAATAATACTGAGAAGAAATATCCTAGAGCATCAGGTTCTAATGCTCCTGGTGGTGCTGACTATGCATATAACAAACCAGTTCCTATTACATCAGTTGGAACTAATGCACATACACCAACTTTAGCAACATATACTCCTGCTACTGGTGTTATGAACATCGAGTTAGTAAATCATGGATTTGCATTATCAACTAACCACACAGTAACTGCTGCAACATTTACACCTACTACTGGTGTAATGAAACTTACTGTTGCTGGTCATGGTTTCCAAGACGGAGATAGAGTTAAACTTGCTGATGGATCTTTAAGATTTACATGTGATAAGGATAGTAATGCAAGTAATCATGATTATCCTAGAGCATCTGATTTCGCAAGTAATAGATGGTTACCAATATTCAATGTAAGTACAAACTTCTTTGAAGTTAATGTTGGTAACATGTTTGGTCCAGCAGCAATTTCACATACAACTACACACGCTTTTGTATCTGCTGTTGCTAATGGATTAACCAAAGCAAATTCATGCATCAAACTTGCTGAAAACGCATTAACATTTACATGTGGTAAGGATAATGGTGCTAGTGAGCATTCATATCCAAGAAGAACTGATCCATCATTCGATGAGTGGTTACCATTAAGTAATGTTCTAGCAGATTCATTCGATGTTTATATTGGTAAAGCTAGTGATACATCAACCCATACATTTGTATCTGCTGCAGATAGTAGTCTTCATAGTCAAACTGGTGTTATTAATTTGAATGTCGGTATATCAACTGATACAACTACTCATAATTATGTTGCTGCAACTAAGTTAACACCTACTAATGCTGCTTACAACCCAACTACAGGTGTTATGACTATCACTGTCAATGATCACAACATGGCAAATGGTGAGCAAGTTATGATTGATGACGGTGCTATTAAGTTAAGTTGTGCATTTGGTGGTGCATCTGGTGGTGCTGCACAGAAGGATTATCCAAGATCATCTGACCCTGCTAGTGGTAGATGGTTATCTGTTTCTAATGTACAAACTAATTCATTTGATGTACAAGTATTAGATGTAGCACCTTCCACAAACACTGATACACATTCATTTGTATCTGCTGTTTCTAATAGTATTACTAGAGGTATCTTAAGAACTGGTGGAAATCACACTCATACATTTGCTAGTGCCAGAAAGAACGCTGTTATTGCTGGTGGTATCTATAGACATGAGTTTGTTTCTCCTAGTTCTTATACAGTAACTGATGGTGCTTACAACCCAACTACAGGTGTGATGACACTTACAATTCCTAATCATGGATTTGAATCTGGTGATCATATTATGATGGAAGATAATTCCATAGTCTTTAATTGTAGTTTCGGTGGTAGTCCAACAGATAAGTCATATCCTAGATCATCTGACCCAATTAGCGGTAAGTATGTACCTATCGGTAATGTAACGACTGATACATTTACTATTCAGGTATTAGATTCTACACCTTCTACCAATACTGATGCTCATACATTTGTATCTGCATCTACAGGTGGTGTTCATAGGGCGGTGCTTATGACAGGTGGTGTTTATAACCATACATTTAAATCTGCAACTATTAATGGAATCTATAAGCAAGGTCAGGCAATAGAAATTTTACCTGATGCACTTAAGTTTACTTGTGATATGGATGGTGCTGAAACTAATCATCCATATCCTCGTAAAACAGATCCAGCATATAAGTCTGCATTACCTATTACTCATTATACTAATGATACATTTACTGTGAATGTAGGTAATACTACTTTTGGTGATAATAGAAATTATACTCCATATTCACCTAGCTTTGCTTCATACGATCCTTCTACTGGTATCTTAATATTAACTATTGAGGGACATCCATTAACTTCAGATGATTATGTGATATTAGAAGATAATTCTATTAAATTTACATGTGCAATGGATGATAATCAGACTACTAAGTCTTATCCACGTCCAGGACATGATGTTCGTGCTGCAAGAAAGAAACTCAAGGTCATTGGAACTACAGTTAATACAATTAGTCTTAATGTAGGTGTTGCACAAGCAGATCAAACATTTACACCTTCTGATGCATCTTACGATGCTGAAACTGGTGAAATGACTCTAACAATTGGACAGCATGGTATGAGAGTTGGAGCAAATGTCACTATTGCAAATGGTAGTTTGAGATTCACATGTGGAATGGATGGTAATAGTTCTAATAAGGATTATCCTCGTTCAACAGATCCATATGGAGATAATAAGTCTATTCCAATTACTCATGTAGGTCATACACATGCAACAATAACAAATGCAGTGTATACTCCTGGATCTGGTTTGATGGTTCTAACCGTACCTTCACACGGATACTCTAATGGAGATTATGTTCAGATTGTTGATGAATCATTGACATTGAGATGTTTGCTTGATGGTAATAGTACAGATCATACATATCCAAGATCTACAGATTATGCTAGTGGTAGATGGTTACAAATTTCCAATAAGACTAATGATACATTTGAAGTTAATGTTGGTACTTCATCTGATACTACAACACACATATTCCAAAAGGCTTCTACTAAAGGTCTTAGAAGACAGAGTGGTGTAATTACAGTTAATGTTGGTAAATCTCCTATTAAAGGATATGATGTAACTGATGCATCTTTCGTTCCTGGAACTGGACTTCTTACTGTTACTATTGGTAACCATAGTTTAACTACTGGTACAGCAGTTAGAATTGCTAACAATTCACTTGTATTCCGTTGCGATCAAGATGGTCAAAGTTCTGATCATTCTTATCCTCGTGCAAATGGTCAAAATGGTGCATCTGGTAACGACCCTGCATGGAATACAGCAGTTAATATCACTGCCACAACTCCTACAACTGTTACACTCGATGTAGGAACCTCAAGTAATACAACAACTCATGTATTCCAGAATGCAAATAATACATATACACCTTCTACTGCATTATATAATCCTACTACTGGTGTAATTACAATAACCGTTGCTGATCATGGATTTGTTAACGGTGAGCATGTTAAGATTGCTGATGGTGGATTGAAATTTACTTGTGCTCATGATGATCATGCAACAACTCATGCATATCCTCGTTCTACTGATCCTATCAGTGGTAAGTGGATACCAATTTCAAATGTACAAACTAATACATTTGATATACAGGTATTAGATGTAACTCCTTCTACTAATATAACCGCACATACATATCATTCTACAATTGCTAATTGTATTACTAGATCAGTTATTTCTACTGGTGGTGATTATTCACATACATTTGTAGGTAATCAAGGTTCTAACACTGTTTCATATACTCCACAAGCATCACATACATTTGTATCTTGTGATCCTGGAGCAGTTAAACATCAATTAACAATACACAATTTTGCACAAACAACTGCAAATGGAATTAAAGTTCTTAATTATAATACATCTGATTGTACTGATGTACAAACAACTATAGAGAACTTGGTTAGTATCGTTACAGATACTTTAGATGCTGCGATACAAAATCCACCTCTCGATTATCTTGGCAGTCTTGTCCAGTATTCACCCCCACACGAATTCCTTGGTGGTAGAATATTCTCTTACTATGAAGAAGAGTTCCCAATTAATTGGCATGATGGTACAGAAGACATTATGTTCACTAATCAAATTGGTGCTCCAGGTAAGTATAGATTTATAGATGCTGCTAATTTAGTTCAGTTAAATGCTGGTCCTATTGTAGATAAAGCATCTGTTGATATGTTAGAGCTTTATCCAGATCTTGCTTTGGATATGCCTAGAAACTTTGATGGAAGTGGTGCTGGTACATTACAGTGTAAGACTGACTTAGCGTTAATTCTTCAAGAGTTTATTAAAGATCTTAGAGATGGTGGTAATTTTAATACTGTAAATGTTGCTAAGAGATATCTTGGTACTAATGATGTTCTACTACATATTCGCTTACAAGTATTCCAGTCTGCTTATGCTCATGAGCGTCTTGCATACTATATGAAGCAAGCAGTTAATGGTGATCTAACAACAGGTAATACTGATAAGATTATTGTTGGTGCTTGGGGAATCACACCATCTAATTCTCAATCATTTACTCCAACTGGAGCAACTTATGAGCCAACAACAGGTGAATTAGAGTTAACTATTGGTTCTCATACTTTAGTTAAAGGTAGAAAGATAAGAATTGCAACTAATGGATTAACATTCCGTTGTCTTGAAGATAGTAATGGTAGTGATCACACATATCCTAGAACTACAGACCCTGTATATCTACAGAATATTGAAATTATTGATATAACAGCAACTACAATTACTGTTAATGTTGGAACTTCTTCTAACACAACATTACATACATTCCAGACTGCTGTTACCGATTGTGTAACTGCTCCTGGAGATTGTGCAAATGTTACTGATGCTATTGATAACTTAGTAACTATTGCAAACGATATCATTGCTCCTACAAATTCCGATTTCGCAATCGCTGCTGATAGACTTTACTTTAATAGAGATGGTATTTCATCTGAGATTACTGGTTTAACACGAGCAGAGTTTACTTATATGTTAGATACCTCTCAACAGTTTGCATTCTCTTATCCAGAACCAGGTGGAGAAAGTACATGTCAGAGAGATATTAAATTAATCATTCTTGGTATTATTTCTGACTTACAGACTGGTGGTAATAATAGTACCGTTGCTGCAATGGAATACTACTTGTCTTCTGCGATGCAAATCATTAATGTTGAAGATGAACTTCTAGCAACAGTTTATGCTATAGAACAATTAGGATTCTTATGTGAGCATGCTGTTAAAGGTGAGTTAAGAATTAGAGGTGGTTCATCAGTTGATCCTCTTTATGCTTATCAGCATTCATTTGACGATCCATATACTGATAGTGAAACACCTACTGATATGTCAGTAGTTGGAACTAGGATTAAAGAATTAGTTAATACCGCAATTAATCTCATTGTTCCAGGTAAGAGACCTATGAGAGGTGCTGCTAAGAACCTCATTTATAATAGAGGATATTATAAGGAAGAAATTACAACTCTAGTTAATGCACAGTTTGGTCTTAATACTTGGCAATATAATGATTGGGTTGATAGTATTATCACTAATATGAGTCATGATTTGTTAACTACAGATATCAGTGATTCTTCTATTGCTCATAATATAACAATTGAAAGTGTTATTGGAAGATTTGAAGTTGGTGAATTAATTACTTCTGATAAGGGATCTGCTAAGGTTCTAGAATATAATTCAGACACTAAATTCTTAGTTGTTGGTGAATTTGTAGGAACTCCTTGGATATCTAATACTTCATTAACTGGAACAAAATCTAATGCATTAGCAACTGTTTCTGTAAATGGTGTTGATAGTAGTTACACTTGGTTTAATTCACCAGGTAATGTAAGGACAATAGGTTTTGCTAGAAATATTACATCAAATATAACTGGTCAAGTTTCTGGTATTAACTTATTTACTAATCCAGAATTGTTCGTACCTAATTGGATAGGTACTGGAGTTGGATTTAGTGATAACTTTACAGAAGCACCAGATAGCAGTAATACTGCTTCTAAGTTAATTTCTTCTAGTTCTGGTGGTGAGCACACCGTTGATAGAATATATGACTTAACTGCATATGATACATGGGATGATGGTAATATTACATTTGATGATACCACAAATAGCTTTGATGAAGGTGGATCAGGAACTGGTGGTGATGATCAGCAATATACATTCTCATGTTTCTTTAAGAAAGCAGAATATGAGCAAATAAGATTCCATATCATACTTGATGATGGAACTGCTGGAGAACAAAGTGTATTCTTTGATCTTAATATGAATACTGGTAACACAGGTACTCTGTTTATACCTCAAGGTGGTATATCGGGTGATGCTTATGGTGCTGTTCCTTATGGTGGCGGTTGGTATAGAGCATATGTTACAACAACATTCTCATTTGGATTCTCAGAACTTAAGACTAGAATTAATGTATCAAATGAAAATAATCAGATATCATATAGTGGTGATGGAACTAAGGGTGTTTATGCTTGGGGTTCAAAACTTTCTAAGGGTACATTAGATCCATATACTTCTGCTAGTGGTGGAATATTCTATGCTGATGGTGAGTTTAATATTAAGAGATATGCATTAGATAAATTAGAAGAATACATTATTGGTGCAATGACCAATAGTCTTACAAGTCCATCTCCTGAGGCTGGATATTTGAGCTTCTTCTCCACTGATGCTGCTGGATATTATGATATTAGATCTGTAAGTAGAGTTGTACGAGATAATCTTAAATTGCTTAGTGAGCAATTAGCAGTTGATACTTATTATACTAGTGTTACAGTTAACAATGGAATTACAATTCCTACCTACACATATGGTAATAGAGAACTGCCAGTTGGATTGGGTGGTGGATTAAAATCATCAGATTACCTATATGGTACTGCTAGTGATAGTCATGCAGAATTAGAAACTCTTATTCCTAATAAGGGTGAAATCGTTAAGATCTATCAGAGATTGCGTTTTGATGGTGATGTAGTTGATGGTCCTTGGGTCATGAACGAGACAGTCGCTAAGAATGGTGACCCATCAGTTACTGGTATTATATACGGAGTACATGAGGATGAGAACTTTAGTTACTTAGATATTGAAGTTACTGGTAATCCTTGGGCTATCACTGATTATATTGTTGGTTCTACAAATAACACAACAGCACAGATTAGTTTGATAGAAGATCGTATGCAGATTATTGATTTAGATGGTGAGTTTGACGCAACTGTACCATTTAAAGGATATACTAGTGGTGCTTCCGCTACACCTACTGACTTCCTTAGAAATGAAGCTGCTATTCTTGATAATACTGGTGGTACTTTAACGGTTGATACTGAGACTCTTGTTGGTTCATTTGAAAAGACTTCTGTTGTTTATCCAGAAACTTCTAGACAATTTGTTACTGTAAGTAAGTACAATGGTTTAGATATTGGTGTTGGTGACAGAATTGCATCAAATGGATATGTGAGAATTGGTATTTCTATTATTAGTGATTTGAGTCAATTTAGTGTTGGTAACAGACTTTATAAAGTTATTGGTGGTGTTGCTGATCAAGAAAACTATGCAATTATTACTGAGGTTGATCTAGACAATAACTTCCTCTATATCGCTGATTTCCAAGGAGATCAAATTACAAATGGTGATCTCGTAGGTGATTATGGTCTTGGTGGTAACTTCCCTGTAGGTTACGCATCAGTAATTACTAGAGTTGTAACTCCTGGTGCTGGTGCTGCATTAGTACAAGATATACGTCCAGATGGTCAGTATAAGAGATTGTATTTAAGTGATATTACAGGAACATTTGACCTTAAGGATTCTGTTATTGGACCTGGAGATTATAAGGCAGCAGTTCAAGCTAAAGTTAATCTTAAAGCACGTGTTAAGAGAGCGTTTAAAGGATTTGATGGTGTTCAAGATACATTCAATCTAACGATTGATAATGGTGTTAATTACCTCCCAGATCCAGAAGGACATCTTCTTGTATACATCAATGGTATCCTACAACCTCCAGGTGGTACTAACGCATATACAGCGTTCTCTAATCAAATTCAATTCTCAGAAGCACCAGAATTAGGTGCATCCTTCACAGGATTCTACGTAGGTAAATTGAGACAGTTGGATGATATTTCATTCGAGTTCGACTCCTTACGTCAGTCATTCAACCTCAAGCGTAATGATGTATTCTACTCACTAACTCTAACTGAGGGTGTTCAATCTTCAACTATACGTCCAGAAAATAACATCATTGTTTCACTTAATGGTGTTGTTCAGGAACCAGGCGTAGGTTTCGAGATTGTTGGTTCTAGAATAATCTTCTCTGAAATTCCTCGTGTGGGATCGACATTCGTTGCCTTCTCTTACGTTGGTTCTGAGGCAGACGTTGATGCTGCTGAAGTTGTTCCACCAATCGAACCTGGTGACTTTATTGACATCCAAGGTGAGACTTCAGATAGAGAAGTTGCTGTTATTGAGTCTTCAAACTCTCTAATCACATTCGACTATCTTGGATCTGTATTCGGACAAGATGCTAAGGCAACTGCTATTCTGACTGCAGGATTCATCAATGACGTTCAGGTAACATCTGGTGGTTCTGGATATACAACTAGACCAAATGTTAGAATTGACTCTATTTCTGGATTTGATGGAAACATCAGAGCATTGATTGGGGTTGCAGGTGTTGAAATGAATAATGCTGGATCTGGATATAAGGATCCAAAAGTTGAAGTTGAAACAACTGTTCCTCTTGATTGGAACGCACCTAATCTTGCAGATTACGGTGAAGAAGAGGTAGACCCTGAAACACCATAAATAACTAAAAAATGTAGCGAGTAATGGCCAAACAATCACTAAATCTTGGTACGGTAGCTAATGATAACACAGGGGATACCCTGCGTGGTGGAGGCGACAAGATAAACGATAATTTCAATGAAATATATTCTGCTATTGGTAATGGTACTAATATAACTGTTGATGTCACTAACCCTGCAGTAGGGCAAGTATTAAGGTACAATGGATCTCAATTCGCTCCATCTGACTATGCTAATTTAACATCAACATTAGATGTTAATGGTAACTCTATAGTTTCTTCTAGTAACGGCAATATTAATATTGCTGCAAATGGTACTGGTAATTTAACTATTGGTGTCGGTGGTATTAATAATACTTTTGCAGGTGTGGATGGTGTTATTGATATGCCAACTAAAGTTAAGTATAAGAATGAATTTTCCGCATTAGGAAATGCACCTTCTGCTGCATCTTACGGAGGTTATTTTTTCACTGTTGATGGTGATGATAATCCTTATGTGAATATTAATATTACTACTGGTGGTGTTGGGGATGTTAGAGCAAAGATAGCAACTGAATATTCTAGTATTGATTTATTAGGAGATGTAGATACAACAACTGCTGCTCCTACAAATTTACAAGTTTTAAAGTGGAGTGCATCTGCTAGTAAATGGACTCCTCAAGATGATGAGTCTGGTCTTTCATCATTGAACACATGGGCAATAATTGAGGGTGATACTGGATCTACAACAGCAAATGCTCAGGCAGATACGTTAACTATTGCTGGTGGAACTAACATAACAACAACAGTTGTTGGTGATACTTTAACAGTAGATTTTAGTGGTACTTTAACTACTACTTTGGCAGCACTAACTGATACTGATTTGAGTGGAGTAGTTCAAGGTGATTCACTATTCTTCAATGGTAGTAATTGGATTTCTACTAGAAGTCCTATTACATGGTGGGAATTGAATGCTAATGGTGCATCAGATTATACTTTTAATGGACCTGGATTTGCATCTGCTACTGCTGACGCAACTCTTTATGTTATGAGGGGTCAGACATATGCTTTTGATAATACTGTCCAAGCAACTGCACACCCATTTAGAATTCAAAGTACTCAAGGTTTAACTGGAACTCCTTATACTACAGGTCAGACTGGTAGTGGAACTGCTGTTCTTTATTGGACAGTTCCAATGGATTCTCCAAGTACTCTTTATTATCAATGTACACTCCATGCAGCAATGCAAGGAACTATTAACGTAGTTGGTTAATAAGATATGTCAACAAGAACTGTTCCTGGATTTGGTGCTGTAATTGAACCCATATTTGATGAGAAGTTTGGTGTTCGTGCAATACAAGTAGTTGATGGTGGTACAGGTTACGATGTAACCAATCCTCCAAGATTAACTGTTACTGGTTGTGGTACTCCGACACAGGAAGCATTATTATATCCAATTATTGATGAGTTATCTGGAAGAATAGTTCACGTTAGAGTTTTAGAAAGAGGTGTTGGATATGATCCTCTTAGATTACAAATAATACCAACACAAGATACACCAACTGTCATACAATCTTTTGATATTAATAAGATATGGCAGTCACATCCCAATTCACCTACAACTGGGTTATTCACTACTAATAGTGATAGACTAAGAATACAAAGTGATAATCATCCGAAACCAACACCACTTTTAGCAGAAAGAGCTCCTGGTGGTGGATCTGGTGGTGCTCTTGCTCAGTATACACCTTCAGCAATTAACTACAATCCTACTACTGGTTTAATGGAAATGACCATTGGTAGTCATAGTTATACTACAGGTGATAGCATTAAAATTGGAACTGATTCATTAACATTTACTTGTGCCTTAGATGATCACGGTACAGATCATACATATCCTCGTGCAACTGATCCAGTAGCAGGTGTTGCTATACCAATTCTCTCTACAACATCTACAACTATTACCGTACAAGTATTGGGTGTTGCTCCTGCAACTAATACCAGTGCTCATACCTTTAAGTCTGCTACTTTTGGTGCAGTTACTAGTGGTGGATCATTAGTAGATCGTTCATTTGATCAAACTTATATTTTTAGGGGTGGTAAAGATGCTCCGAATCCTGATGCTAGACAAGAGCAACTTAATAAGGCATTAGGTATAATGGCAAATGGAGTTCAACTCCATACTCCAGAATGGGGTCAAGCTGGCAATCCTACTCCTGGATTTTCAATTGATTCAGTTAAACATTCACATATTAAAGTTAATAGTTCTTCTGACGCAGTAGTAGATGGTAATACTTATTACTATCAATCATCTAGATTGATTTCTGAGTTTGCTGAACATAATGGTGTGTTTGATTGGGGTAAGATTAGACCTTTTACTTGGAACATCAAAACAGAATTTGATAACTTGATGTTTGAAGTTGGTAGTGTTGATGAAAATTTAGGTGTAGTTGAGATAGGTAGAACTATAGATGCTATAGCTACTACTGCTAAAGCAGAAATTTCAAAGATTGTAAGAAATAATTTAGGATCTATAACTCACATCTATGTTAGAAATATAAGTGGGTCTGATGAGTTTGCTGAGAATAATGTTGTTTTAGGATCTACTGGGTTTAGTTTTAAAATAATAGAACCACCAACAACGTTAACTAACGGTATTTTTTATATTGAGTTTGGTCCAGATTCTACAGAGTTTGGTCCTTTTGTTGAGGGACAATATTATTTTGCACCAGAAAATATTAAGGTACAGAGAAATTATTTAATTATTTGGAATCAATCCGATTCAACTAATCAACCGTCTGGTAATCATCCTCATGGACATCCTATGCAGTTTAGTACCACACAGGATGGGTTGTTAAATGAGGGTAGTTTATATTATAAGAGTACAGGAATAACAGAAGCACCATCTACAGATTATGAAAATGAGTTTCAACCTCTATTCATAATGAATGGTGATGAGAATAGTAG